AAAAATTTAAATAAAGTAGGAGGATACGATAATGATAATTAGAATAGGTGATACAATAGAAGATAAAAGAGGCAGACAAGGTGAGATTGTCAACATAGGTATCGCAACAAGAAAAGAAGATATAGCGGCTGAAGATGATACAAGTTGCAATGCACAAGTTTATGATACAGAGTTAGGATATGTTGGTGCAATAACATTTGGTTCTAACTGGTGTTATTTTGATCAAATTGAAAAAATAGTAAAAAGAAAAGCAGACGATTTAGAATAATGAATAATAAACCAAATGAATGGGAACAATCTATTATAGACAATGCTGTAGAGTATTCTATTATGGAGTGGCGACCATTAGATAAGAGTACCAAAACAATTGTCAAAACATATGACGAGGCAAAAAGTTTGTATGATAAGACTAGTAAAAACCACAAAGCTACATTGGTGTATGCAATCAATGAGGCTGGTAGATATGCAAATATGAATCATTTAGAAGATTTTAAGAAGAGAGATAATTAATGAGTAATCAAAGAAAAGGTAAATATCAGAGTAGACCAGATACACTAGGTCAAGATATGAATATGTTAAAGTTTTTTAAAGTAACACAAAAAGTATTAGAAAAAGAAAACAAAAAAGATGAAGCATTTAACTTTGAACAAATGGCTGATTGGTTACAATCAGGAAAAAGGTTGCCATTGACAGAGGAAGATGTTATAAAAGCGTTAGGAATATAGTATGAAATATAATGAAGATAAAATAGTAAAAGAAATAAATGATTACATAAAAGGTACTTATGGTGAACACTATAGTACCACAAAAGATGGTTTTCAGGTACAAGATATGTTAAGACACTTGAATATAGATAAAGATTTTTGCCAGGCAAATGCCATTAAATATCTTTGCAGATATGGTAAGAAAGCTGGTCGTAATAGAAAAGACCTTTTAAAGGCTGTTCATTACATTGTATTATTAATGTCAAGTGAGGACAAATAATGAGTGATGATGTATTAGGTTATTCTTCACATGATTGGCGAAAGAATACAGATGACGCTATTGTAGTGGCCTCTGATATTGGTATACAACTAAAGGTAAATAACAGTAAAGTAATTTTTAAACATCCAAAGACTCTAAAGACGGAAGAGGTTGATGTGTCTAGATTAATTAGAGTTTTTGTAAACAACCAAGAAAGTAACAAAAGGAGTGTCAAATAATGTCAACTAAGAAAAAAGTACAATTTGATAAAGCAAGTGCTACTAGTAAAGTAAGACTTGAAAGAATCAAAAAAATATATGAAGATTGTGGATGGAAAAGAGGTGACCTATCTACTAAAGAAAGATGGATAGTTAAGAAGATTGCTATTAAACACCTAGGTTATGGTTATGCAAATTATCCAAGGAGTGTATAGTGATTGATCATTTAAAGTTTATAGAAATTTTAAAAACGGTAAAAGGTTTATTAGGAGCTGGTGCAAATATTGGCGCTATGAATATGATTGATAAATCTATTACAAAATATCAACTGGAAATTGAAGAGTTTGAGAAGTGGGCTGAGGGAGAGGCACAAAAAGACGAATATTTAGAGGGTACGGACATACACGACAGCTCTGATTCGTCAATCCTGGCGCATCCTGGCAGCTTTCCTGGTGAGAAAAGTGAGTAAAATAAAGGTTTTTATAGGGGCTTGCCATTTTAGACAATCTCCTGTATAGTAATGATAACAATTGAGAAAGGCTTATATTATGTTTTATAACAAAGAAAATCTATTCGTTGAGTTTGATGTTGCAACTCAAAAAGATACTAAAGGCAAGAAAGAAAAATACGACAATCGTATTCAATTTTTCAAAGACCATATAGAGTTAAGAAAAACAAATCCAAAATACTATGATGGTATTGATATTAACTTTACAAATCTATTAGAAGCGTGGTCAGCTCCTAATCCAAGAGACCATTTTTATATGAAAGTATTTGGTAAAACTTATGCTGACAAAATGGCAGAATCAGAATTAGAAATCGAAAAAATATCTAGTAATTAATGGCTATTATTTACACAAATCAATCTAGTGGTGCTATTCGTAGGGCAAGAAAAAAGAAACCTACAAAATCATATCTAGAAGCATTATCAAAACATATCAAGTATCTTAAAAAACTTGGTTTTGATTGTGATGATAATGGTAGAATTAAATTAACAACAGACGGTAGATATTCATTTGATATTGCAGAAAGAACAATGAGAGATACTACATTATCTGATATACCGTTATCAAATAAAATTGGTCAAGGTGGTACAAAACCTGACAATCGTTGGAAGATTGAAGCATCTAAAAACTTTACAATTGTTCCAGCGTACAACAAAGGTCCTTACATGGTAGTTGCCAAAGAGGACATTAAAACAGCAGGGAGAAAAGTATGAAGCTAAAAGAAACAATAGCAATTACAATCGGTGCATTAGCATTTATGTTAATCACAGGCGTTGCTAAAGCAAATCCAGTTACAAATTGGTTGACGAATGAGAAAAACAAAATTGTTGAGTATCAAACTAAAAGTTGGTCAAATAGTAAAGAACAATTTGCTCAAACAAAACAATCTATCTTAAACCTATTCAAAGGTAAAGACAATGCTACACAAGATTAGTTTTTTTTGTGATAAAATAAATTCTGTCAATAGAATGGCAGAGGATTTAAGGGTCTTGAAATATAAGACCCCTAAATCGCAAGAAAGAGATTTAAAAATAAAAAACTTAATTGATACCATACAGGCAGATTGTTTATTATTGGCTAATGATAAAGGAGAATATGTTAAAGACAATTATGATTATTCTGGTGTTAACCATGATGACGGCATGTTCGGGAATTAAAAAGAATGAGAAAGGTAAATATGAAATCAATCCAATCGGTACTATTATTAGGACTATCATTGGTGTTCCTGACCAATTGCAGTTCGGTAAATAGAAGTCATTTAGGTGCAGGCCTTGGTGGCACTACAACTACAGCAGTTTGTGTTGAGGCAGGTGTTTCAAACCCATATGCTGTCGCTGGTTGCGCTGTTGTTGGTGCATTTGCAGGTGCAGAATTAATGTACAATTCAGATTATGATGTTCACAATGCCGTGTTTGTAGATCATTTAAATACGAGTGGTTCTGGTTCAAGTTACACAAATTGGTATAATAAAAAAACTGGTAATTCAGGTATCATACATGTGACAAGGTCATATTTACAAGGACCCTTGAAGTGTAAAGAATATGACGCTACAATAGATATTACAAGTAGCTGGCCATTGATTGGTATTGGTGGTGTTAATAGAGAAGTGGTATTTGGTACTGCTTGTCAATTACCGGATGGGAGATGGATAGAAAAAAGATGAGTTATAGTGATAGATATAGTGAAAGAATAGAACAATTAGAGAACGAAATTAAAGATAAACAAGAGATTATTGATTATTGTAGTAATCAAACCACCATTGACAATTTAGAGGAAGAGATATATAATACGAAGCAAAGTATTGAAGAATTAAAGAAATATGTTTGATCCTTTTCAAAATTATAGAAGATATATGGTATGGTCTTTCATACTAATAATATTTTTATTGATTTCTGGCATAGCAGTTGCAGGTGAAAAAGTATTACATAGTAAAATAAAATCAATATCGCCAGATAAAGTAGATGGCCAATATTGTTATGTCAAAGTTGAAATCGTACAAGAAGGCGATACAATTACAAAAAGAGAAATTTTAGAGTGTGCTGATGGTAGAAAAGCTCCAGATAGTCCAGGTTATTGGGAGTTATTTGCTCAGTTTTATTACCATGATATCAATACACCTGAATACTGCCGATATTATAGTCGGTCAGGACATGCTTTTAAAACACCAGGAAAAGTATGTTTAGATGTAAATGGTGAATGGGAGGTGAAGTAATGATTAGAAATTTAATCATAATTGCTCTTGTATTAGTTATAGTTTACGAGGTGTCAAGTGAAGACGCATTATCATATGTACAATCTACGCTTGCCTTTTTACAAGAGTTAGTATATAATATAAAAGAAAGTGGTAAAATATGATGAATAAAGTGATGAAACTAGGTGCTCTAGTTGCTATTGTAGGTTTAAGTGCCTGTTCTAGTATGAATAGTACCTATAAGATTAAATCAGAGAAAGGTAATGTA